ATGATAAGCGATATAAATAGTAAAGGAATCAGAAGCTACAAAGGTAAAACAAATTTAAAATGGACGTATCATGGCAAATTAAAATACATTGATTATACGGATGAGCCAATGCCAACAAATCAAGTAGCAATATTGCAAAGAAAATTAAATGAGCAATGGAATTGTGGATTAGCTGTAGATGGACATTTCGGATCATTAACAACGGCTGCTTGCAGTAAACACAATTTGAAAAAAGGAATAAAAGCTGAAATAATGGTTAAGTGGCTTCAAACAAGACTATTAGAATTGGGATATTCCGTTGGAAAATATGAAATAGATGGTCATTTTGGAAATGATACGTTAAAGGCAGTTAAATCATTTCAAAAAAATAAACATTTGGGTATCGATGGTATTGTAGGAAAAGCAACATATAAGGCATTAACCGAATGATAGAAAAAGAAATTTATAAAACAATAGCAGATGAAGAACCATATTGTATGCTATGTGGCAGCACAAACTATTTACAAATTCATCACATTAGATATGGCAGTTGTGGAAGGCATACATATTTTGGAAATATAATAAGGCTATGTTTAAAATGTCATCAAATGGTGCATTCCAATAAAAAGAAGTGGCAACCATTTTTAATAAAACTAGCTAATGAACATGAAAAAAAGATGAATAGAAAAGAGGTAGAAGATGGAACAAATAATAGTCGCCGTTATTAGTGGTTTATGTGTAGCAATTCCATCAATTATAGCAACCATATCAGCCAATAAGAAAAACAATGATCTAGTTTTGTATAGAATTAACGAATTAGATGAAAAAGTACACGCACATAACAACCTAATAGATAGGATGTATAAAGTTGAAGGGGAAGTTAAGGTTTTAAAGGAAAAAGTAGGGAGCACAAAATAGTGCTCCTTTTTTTGTTGCAAAAAAATAATTTATTTGGTATAATAAATTTGCCTTTCTAGGCAAAAAAATCTTTACATGAGCATAGAAATATGCTCTTTTTTTTTTGACTTTTTTTTATTATATGCTATAATACGCAACTTGATGGGGGTAAGTATGAAAGAACATTATTATTACGATATGCCAAAAGAAACATATGAATACATAATGAGGCAAGGTATATTAAAAGAAAGTAAAAAAGAAAAAACAATACTTGATCTATGCTTAAATGGTGAACCATTAAAAGAGATTATGTATAAGACAGGATATTCAAAAAGAACAATAAGCTATCGAAAAAAAGATATATACTTGCGAATACGTAAGTTTTTATAAGAAAACAAAATTGCGATAATTTGCGATAAATTGCAATTATTTGCCCTTTCTTTGCACGTGTATTTTACACAATTTGTGTATTATAACTACACGAGGTGGGGAAATGATTGAAAAGCTGCGAATAAAAGCATTATATGATGATTTTGTAAATAAGGTTAAATTAACAGATGAACAGAAGCGAATATTAAATATGATGATTAATAAAGACACAATAGTAAAAATGAGCCTAGAAATAGGTGTAAGTGAAAGAACCTTAAAATATGAGATCAAGAAAATCAAACAACTTTATAATAATTATTTACAAATGGAAATATCAAAGATGATTAGTTTAATAAACTAATCTTTTTTTTGCTCTTTTTTTGCATTTTCAAACTTATTATATATATTAATCTATACTTGAAAGGAGAGAAAAATTGTGTTTAAAACGCCAATTAAATTCTCCCTTTTTTTATTTAGGAGGCAATATGTATAATAATGCATATTTTAATCAACAAAGTTTAGCTGAAAGAATAGACGGACAAATCGCACAATTACAACAAATGAAAGATCAAATGAAAAATAATCAGCAACCAAGCATTAATCAAACGTTTCAATTAGCACCAACGCATCAAAGTAGTATGCGATATGCAAATTCTTATGATGAGGTAAATAAGGAAATAGTATATATGGATACACCATTCTTTAGTAAAGATATGTCGGTAGTATGGATAAAAAATAACAAAAATGAAATTAAAACTTATGAATTAAATGAAATACTACAAAAAGATGATAAAGACATAAAAATAGATTTTTTAATAGCACAAATTGAAGAGTTAAAGAAAGGAATGATGAAAAATGAATCCGATGCAACTATTAATGAACCAATTACAGACACAAATGAAAGCAAAGAATCCTCAAATGTTTCAAATGTTTCAAAATTTTCAAAAAAATCAAAATGATCCAAAAGAAATTATAAATAATATGATAGGCAATTATAAGCCCGAACAATTAAAACAATTTAGGCAATTTGCCAAGGGTTTTGGAATAACTGATGAACAATTAAGCAAATATGGTATTAATGCAAAATAGCATTGATATAAAAATTATAGAAAGGAGGATCTTATGAATAATGGTATTCAACCAACAGTGGAATTAGCAACCAACAATGGCAATGGTTTTTATCCTTATCCAATTTATCCAGCAATGGGGGGATTTGGTGGAGGATATGGCAATAATGGCTTTTTAGGTGGCGATGGCTGGATAATCTTATTGCTACTTTTAGCATTTAGTGGAAATTGGGGAAATGGCAATGGTGGTTTCTTTAATGGAAATAGTTTTGATAACGGATATGCATGGTTGTCTAATGGACAAAAAGAAATCATGCAAAATACCAACAATGGATTTGATACATTGCATTTAAGCAACCAACTTGAAGGCGTAAGAGATGGAATTTATGGATTATCTAATCAATTATGCAATTGTTGTGCTGACATGAGCCAAACTATTAATAATGGATTTTTTAATGCTGAAATAGCAGCAAGTAATCGTCAAATGGCTGACATGAATCAAAATTTTGCTTTAAGTCAACAATTATCAACAGCAAGTGCAGATAATAGACTAGGTATTGCAAATTTAGGTTCTGATATTGCAAGAGAAGCGTGTGCAACTAGAACAAGCGATACACAAAACACACAAACATTATTAAATGCAATAACAGGTGGTATTCAATCAATTAAGGATCAAATTTGCAATGATAAGATCGATGAAAAGAATGATACTATTTCACAATTAAGACAAGAGCTTTTATATGCAAGAGGTCAAGCAAGCCAAACAGCACAAAATGCATTCATTTCAAAAGGATTTGCTGATGAAGTAGACGCATTGTACAACAGATTAAGCAATTGCCCTGTGCCAAGTACGCCTGTATATGGACGTACGCCAATATTCACTTGTCCAAACAATAACGGATGTGGATGTGGAAACTTTTCAACAGGCTTAATTTAAGCATGAAGTAGAAAACTACTAGCTCGAATACGAGAACTTGCAATTTTATAGGATAGACAAGTTCTATCCTTATTTTTTTAGAAAGGAGAAAGAAATGATACAAACATTAATAAACGAACCATTAGTATTGTCAAGTAATTCAAGCCCTATAGTATTTGATGCAACAGATGTAAGAACGAGGTGTGCATATTGTTGCAATGGTGGATGGTTAGATTATCAAGATGGCAATCCAATATTTAAAATATTTGGAAATGGTTATACAGGATATTATGATATTAATTTTAGTGCTTCAGTAAGTAGTGCAACAGCTGGAGTAGTGGCAATAGGATTATATGAAGATGGTGTATTAATACCAGATACAGTAAGAGCAGTTACACTTGCAGCAGCAGATGACTATGAAACAATTTCATTTAACAAAAAATTAAGAGTATGTCCAAGAGGCACATCAAATATAACAGTAGCTAGTGTGCCAAGTGTAATAACACCAACTACACCAACAACGCCAATTACAACCGAAATACCTATTATTACAAATGCTACATTTAATATTAAAAGAGACAGCTAATGAATAACAATTTAGATATTAAGTCATTAATTTTGCAATTGTATAGTGTTATTTTGCTAATAAAAGACTTTAATAATGCAGATTTAATGCAAGAATTGTGCAACCAAGATGAACATTATCTAAAAAAAATAATAAAGCAAAACGATGAAATAATTAATCTTTTAAAGGAAGGAGGTAATTATGGAAGAAAAACTAATTGAAAAGACAACAGGCTCAATAAATCAAATATTAGAAGGTGATATATCACCAAACAATATAGAATACTTATATAAATTAAGTAAAATAAATCATATGGCAAAGGAGGATAAAAATATGTACGGAAATTATATGGGTAGGACACCAGGATACGATACATACGGAAGAGGCATGGAATACGGACGTGGAAATTATGGCGTGCAAGGACGTGATATAAGGTATCGTGGTGATGAATACCTAGATAGAATGTCAGGCGAATATGGACGTTATATGGAAAGCCGAAATCGTTATGGTGCAGGGCAAGAAACAGATAGATCATATCATTACATGATAAAGTCATTAGAGGATTTTATTCGTGTATTATATGAGGAAGCAGATAATGAACAACAAAAGCAGCAATTACGTGAAACTTTACAAAGAAGCATGATGTAGAATGTACCAATTTTATAATGCCAATGCAGTAAACAAATTCGAGGATGATTGTGTTATAAGAGCAATAAGTTGTGCAACAGGTAAATCATGGGATTACGTTTATGATTATTTAAGCGATTTGGCACAATATGAGGGCACATTGCTTGATAAAAGGGAGTTTGTGATAAAATACCTTGATAAAACATTTCATCGTTTATACGGCATTTATGGCACAATAGGGGAGGTATCAGCAATGTTTCCTGATGCAACACTAATAATAAGCACACCAGGGCATTTGACGTGTTCAAAGCAAAAAGTATTGTATGATACATTTGATCCAAGAAATAGAGAAGTAGAATATGTATGGTTAGTTAAATAAAGTTGACAATATAAAATAATTGTGTATAATATTGGCATTTAAAAAGGGGGAGGTGAAACAAATGAATTATTTAATAACATACCAAAAAAGTGATGGAAGCATTTTATTAAGAAAAAGAAGGACGTTGTATGAACTAGAAATAGGCAAAGAAACATCAATGGGATGGAAAGTATTAAATATTCATTATGAATATGAAGGCAATTATTATACACGTGAAGCTTATATGAGAAAAATACATGAAAGACAACGTAATTCAAAAATAACAATTAGAAAAATATTAGCAAAAAGAATTAATGCTTTTTTACGTAAATGCTTGAATAAAAATGAACAATATTTAAGCGAAATGTAAAGTAAAAGAAAAAATGTCAAATTTAATTAATTTGATATTGACATAAAACGGGGTTAAATGGTATATTCGTTTTGTAGGGTAGTTGGAAAACAATTTAACTTCGGTAAATGTCTATGTTATAGAACTTAACATAATATATATTAAAATGAAATTAACCGAAGTTATAAAATACTTCGGTTTTTTGCTATCCCACAGAAAGGAGAAACAATGCGAAAAAGATTAAAAAGGTGGGTTAAGGTTGTTATTACATTAATAGTTATACACATAAGTTTCTTTATATGGAGACAAACAGGAGTATTGGGAGAGTTGGCAAAAGAGAGCAGCATTCATTTGATTTTATGTATAGCAAGTTGGATATATTTAACAATAGGACAAGCAATGATATATAGTGCATTATGGGAAAACAAATAAGGGGTTTACAACAAAGGAGAAATATGAATGATGGATATATAAGACTATTTAGAAAGTTTGTTGAATGGGAATGGTATTCCAATGTTAATGACAGGTTAGTATTCATTCATTGCTTATTAAGTGCTAATTGGAAAGATGGTTATTTTGAAGGCGAAAAGATACCTAGAGGCAGTTTTGTTACAAGTTATCAAAAGTTAGCAAAAGAGATAGGTATATCAGTGCAAAATGTAAGAACTTCAATTAATCACTTAAAATCAACAAGCAACTTAACAAGCAAGAAAACTAATAAATATTCAATAATAACAATAAATAATTATGAAAAGTATCAAGAAACTAACAAGCAAATTAACAATCAATTAACAAGCAACCAACAAGCAACTAACAACAATAGAAGAAATAATAATAAAGGAAGAATAAAAGAAAGTATATCTAAAGATATACCAAAGAAAGTTTTTACAAAACCTTCCTTGGAACAAATACAAGAATATTGTAAAGAACGATGTAATAATGTTGATTTTGAAAGATTTTACGATTTTTATGAATCTAAAGGATGGATGGTTGGTAGCAATAAGATGAAAGATTGGAAGGCTTGTGTAAGAACGTGGGAAAAGAAATCAGATAGGGGTGGCGAAAAATTGCCAGATTGGTTTAATAACGAACCAAAAGAAAGAGAGAGAACTGAAGATGAAGAACGAGAATTACAAGAACTTATTAGAGGTTATTAAAAAAAGAAAACCATTAATTATGGATTTAGGTGATAATGTATTTTTGCATATGAAATGGGATAAAGATACAATTACACCAGATGGAATAAAAGGATGTTATATAGATGAAATGGGAATGACATCAATGAAATTAATTCAAGAAATAATTAATGATGGTGTCTATCTAAAAGGACACAAAGTAGAAATTAGGGAGGATTTATGACATACGAGGATTTACAAAAAGCAAATGAAAGTATAGAAGCAACATTACTTAAAAACGAAAAGACAGGTAAAGAGATTGGATATTATGCTGAAGTTAATCAAAGAATCAAAGCATTTCGTATGTTATATCCTGAAGGAACAATAAAAACAGATATGCTATCAAATGAAAATGGTGTATGTGTATTTAAGGCAAGTGTATATACAGATGGATTAGATGATAATAGATTTTTACTTGGTACAGGCACAGCATACGAAAAAGAAAATAGCACATTTATAAACAAGACGAGTTACATAGAAAATTGCGAAACATCAGCAGTAGGTAGAGCATTAGCTATGTGTGGTATTGGAATAGATAAATCAATAGCGAGTGCAGAAGAAGTAATTAATGCCGTTAATAATCAAGAACCAACAAAAGAGGATGCTGAAAAATATGTTTTAGAATTTGGAAAATACAAAGGCAAATTATTAAGTGAAGTGATCCAAGATAGTTGGTACAAAAATTATTTGTTAAGTGCTGATAATGAATACATAAAAAAATGCATTGAATTATTAACAGGTGAAAAGATGCCTACTGAAAAAGAACAACAAGAAAGATTAGAACTTCTTAATGACATGAATGGATTAGTAGAAATAACAAATACTGACTATGAAAAATTGCTATCTCATTACAAAGTAAGCTCCAATACTGAATTAACAACCGAACAATTAAAAGAAGCAATAGAAAAATTAAAGGAGAAATTATGAGAATAAGTGAGGATGAGTATTGGATAATTGATAAAGCTGAAAAAATAACTACAACAGATTACGAAATAAAATGGTTTGACAAAGATACATTTGATGGCTACATTGACGATGAAAACTTGATAACAATTATTGATGACTTACTTTCTGAAATAGATTATCTTAATGAAAAAATAGATGAACTTCAAAAGCCAAAAGAAAAAGATGATGAACAGGAAAGAGAAAGGCAAGTGCTGGGGC